CTGATCGTCGAGCTAGAGGTGGGGGTACCTGTTGGGATAGCCATTTGGGTCTAGCCTTTCGTTTAGGATCGGATGTTAGAGTCCAGACAATCTAATGACTTCATCTAGTTCTTCACGACTGTTTGTATTGAGAAGTTTTTGCATTATATCTGCATTATGTTCTGGCGATGAGCCAGCATCTGCAGTGTTAGTCATTCTCTTATACGCAGCCGCTTGAGCCGGATCTACATTAGGTGTTGCCTGGGTTTGGCTGGATTCATAACCGAATACATCGGCATAATCATCTAGCCATTTAGACAGTGACTCTTCAGTTGGGTCAATGTCCTGCGGAATAAAGGAAGCAATTTTGCTATTTACCCCGCGAGTTGCGAGGACATCCTTAATTGCTCGTTCGCGCTGGCCCTTGCTTAGGTTTTCAAACTGAGAACGAAGTTCTTGCAGTTCTTTATCCTTTTGCTTTGATGCCTTGCGTAGTTGCTTTACAAGGTCATTAGACGAATCGTTTGTAGTGATATCGTCGTCGTCATCCTCGTACTCGTAATTGGACATAGTCCATCTCCCTATCAGTTAGTTGATTGCGCCAGCCTCATATCCAAATGGGGATTTGGTATGGCTCTGACTCCTGGTATTATTGTCGCTCCACTAGGCCAGTCGTTCTAGTGGCAGGCTTTATTGTTTAGTAACCGCCGGCACGATCTCGTGCTAAGGCTCCGCTGGTTAGTCCTGTCTGGCCACCGAAGGCAGCCTTCTCAAGTCCAGTAACCTTCTGACGCTGCTTGCGTGCTTCATCTTGTCCTGTAAGTTTGAATACTTCTGACTCTGCAGTTGCTTGAGTATAAGGTGATTCGCCATATATTGACGCCAACTGTGAACCACGTTGTAGCCCACTACCGATTGCAGAATAACCTTCAACGGCTGATGCTTTATCTACGCCATACTTCTGCAGTTCTTCTGCTCTTGTAAGGCTGGTTCCAAGTCCAACTTGCATTGCGGCTCCACCGATCTCAGCAGCGGTTATCTTACTCTGAATACTCTTAAGAGCGTTCTTAGGATCAAGTGCGTAAGCCAAAATATCTCCGTTGGTAATTCCTGGGTAGAACTGCTTGAGTGCCCTGGACACTTCTGGGTTAGCGTTGATTACACGATCCTTGGCAGTAACGACTCGATCTTCTAGTTCTCTTGCAGACACATCGCTAGCAAGGAGGGCTTCAAATCCAACCTGCCTACCGGTTGCATCCTTTGTGTAATAGGACTCTGGTAGGTCATAGTTACGCATAACACTTTGGTACTGATCCTCAAGTGCTACATACTCTGCGGGGCTAAGAGCTGCTAGTCCCTTAGAAATTCTAATTTCGTTTGCCTTAAAGCGATCTTTATATTCTTGAGTTCCACGCAGTCGAAGAGCAAACTCTGCTGGGGGAGTACCGTCTGTAAGTAGGTTGGATATACTATCTACCAATGAGCCTAGGCCGTATTGCTGAAACTCCATCTTAAGGATATTAAATGCACTCTTGCGTTCAACATCTTTTTCAGCCTCAGTTACTTTGTCTAAATAATCTTTGGTGTATTTTTCAACATCAAAGGCATTGATTGCCTCAGTACCTTTTTTAACAACATCAAGATCTTGCACATCTTTATCAGATCCAGCAAATGTTCCGTCGTTGTCAACATTGCTTGTTGTGCTGTTGTTCTGGTCAACGATATTTACATCAAATCCTGCTATCACTCCAGCACCAAGACCACCTAGTGGTCCAACTGATGCCACAGAAGCCGAAGGGGTTACTGGCTTAGGTACTACAGGTCCTACAAATCCAGGTTCATCTGGACGTGTTGCAGTAGTTGGCATATTTGCTGATGGTGTAAATCCTGGGATAACTCCAGATGTAGGAGCACTTGGTGATCTTGTAACAGAAGCCTTTGCTTTTGCAAGGTCAGATTCTGCCTTTTTAAGAGCATCTTGAAGTTTTGCTAACTGTGCTTTAGTAGCCATCATTACCCCATAAATCCGAAATCTTTGAGCACAGTAGTTGCAACACTTGCTGCTTCATTACGTGCATTATTTGTATACTGCCAACGTGGATCTTTGCGTAGTTCTTTTTCAAAGTCATAGATTGATCTAGTTCCAACCTTGCCATCAGGCAGGGTATAGGCCAGTGCTCCACGAACCTTTGGATCGAATAAATCAATACCAGAATCTGGTATCTCAAGGATGCTACTCATTGACTGAATGTATGGATCAGCCAAAGTCTTTAAGTTAATACCAGCCTTAATCTTATCTGCTAAGGCTGGGAAAGCTTCTGCTGCGCTTTCACGCAAGGCATTAAAGGCAGTGTTCTCATCAATAGTTCCAGCAGTAATACCGTTAGCATAGCTAGTTGCAGCACTATCAGATAAAAGAAGTCCGTTGTCTGAAGCAAAGTTCTTGAGAGCTACAAAGTACTTACCTGATGGACCTTCTGGAATAGCAAGCGTATTAACTTCCTGATTACCAGCAAGAACATCTTTCTTTACCTTATTCTCAATCCATAATTTAGGATCTTCAGCGTTAGCCGTAAGGTATTCAGTCTTGATAAGTTCACCATTTTTATAGGTGTACTTAATTGTGCTCTTGCTCTTACCCTTTTCGGACTTGTACTGGGCCGTAAGTGCTGGTAGCCAAGTCTTTAATTCCGTAGAGTTGGCATCTCTACCCTTATACTTTTGGAATACTGTGTTGACGTAATCAGCAAGGGTTGAAGCTGGAGGGATATTAGAAGATATCTGTGTGCTTGTGTATATGCCAGACTTCTTTGGCTTTTCTGCTTGAGTATTAGCACCGTTTAATATTGCTACATATTCGTCATACTTCTCTTTGGTTATTTCACCCGCCGCTAATTGATCGTCATAGAATTTTCTTTTTTCCTCGTTCGTCACTTAGGCTCCTCCGGTGTTAAATACTTATCAGTAATAAGATCTTGACTTAAGAATCTATCGTAGAATGGTCCAAAACCTATTGGATCATCAGTCTTTAATTTCTTTACAATAGAATCAAAGGAAATTCGAAGATCAATATTTGATTTAGCATCAATAGATCTTGCATCTCTTTTTAGAAGTTCTTTGGCGTATTTTTTGCGAATATCAAAATATACTTCAAGGCTCTTAAAGGTTGCAGAGTCTTTATTATCTTTGCGATACTTTGGATCATTAAGGATTTTTGACATTCCATAAATAATTCGATTTGTTTTAGACCCATCTGAATCTAAGTAGTCATCATACCAAGGAGTCTGAGCGAACTGGCCAGTCTTGGAATCAAGTACTACCTCGCCCTTTGCATCTAGTTGGCGAGCTAGTTTTCTAATATTATCCTCTTTGTACATCTTAAGATCTTCTGCACCCTTTTGGGTGATTGAAGATAATTGTCTAGCCTCAAGTTGTGCATCAATATCATCCATAACTTTGCCATATTGAATCCAACCAACTTCAGCTTCGTTTTTCTTGCGTGCTTCTGCAGGACTAATTGGCTCCAAGAATTTTTGTGGTGAGTCAGCAGATATCTTATTATTGTAAAGCCACTTGTAAGCAGCATCTGAGAACTTGTATCCTTCTTTTTCATTAACCACAAAGCCAATGAGTTTAGGCTCAATACTTGCTAACTCTGAAAGAAGATTGCCGTATTTTTTAATATTCTTTACAGCACCAACTGTGTAATCTACCTTAGCAGGGTTGCTTGAAGTGCTTGCCGTGAAAGCAAAGTACTCTGGAAAGTCCTTAAAGAACTTAGCATCTGCTTCCATACCGTAGAGTTGCTTATACTCACGAGACTTCTGGATGTAGTACTGGTAAGGACTGTCAAATCGTGGAGCAAAGGGAAGGATGAGGTTTGCTGCGATACGTAACTTCCAGTAGTCCTGGGTCTTTATCATAATTTCTTTTGCAGTAGGCATCTTAGTACCATTGATTTTAGCATTAGTCGCCTCTGTACTAAAGATAAGACTATATGACTTAGCAAACTGAGCATCATCTAACTCTTTATTTGCTGCAATAGACTTCTGTACCCAAGCAGGAAGGAAGTTAGACGCAACATTCTTTGATGCACCATATGGCAAAGCCCACTTAAAAGCATCTTCAAGCTCTGGCTTGTCTTTAACAATCTCAGAAATTGGAGCTGCGATAAATGGACCTACTGGGAAGATATCACTAGCAATATTTGGATTGCCCTTGTTGTAAAGAACGTCCATACCACCCTGGAAGATGATATCTAAAGATTGCTTTGGAATACCCATTTGGGTAAGTGAATCCATACCAGGAATACCTTGAAAACCCTTTGGAGCCGATATCCAAATAACATCACTGCCAGAGGTCTGACCTTCTGGAACTGGATTGCCGTCCTGATCTGTAACTAAACCTGCACGGTTAGGTGATTGCCAAACCATATAGCCACGATTTGCAATAGCAGGATTTGCTACAGATAACTTAAGCCAAGTTTTGTAAGCGTTCTCTTGCGCCGAGAAGAATGGACTAATAAACTTCATTGCTCCAGCAAGGTTGCTTCGACGCTCGATGTTAAATAAAATACCTTTCATATCACGCACTGCTACCTTGTGTGCGGCTGACATAATGGCTTCTTGATCTGCTGTTGTCAACTTGTTACCTTTAAGTCCGGCAACAATATCAATGCGACGACGTGCTTCCTGTCGGTAAAGTTGAATATATAGTGGATTTCTAGCCCAAGCATCTTCAGGAAGTTGAGCAAGGAACTTAAAGGCTCCATTAACAAAACGTTTAACAGCTTGATTTGAACCATTAGAAACTGCTTCTTCAAGAATATGACCGTGAATAACAGGCAACGTAGTTGGATCTTTGAACGCTGAGCGTAAATCATTTGCTGTAACTTCACGAACACTTGAACGTAGCCCTGATGACTCAGGAAGGTACTTATCTAAGAAACGACTAATCTTCGTAACATACTCTGCTGATTCTTCAGTACTAATAGCAAGTCTCTTACGCAAAATACGACCATCGGGTGATCCTGCTAGCCATCGAGAAATATCATCAACGCTTTCACCAGCGGCAAGTCTTCTAACTACCTCTGAGTTACCAAACTGCTGACGTAATGTTTGCGCCCACTGCTCAAAGTAACCAGGATCTGTTGGATTTACAACACCATAACCTCTTGATTGCAAAGCGCGACCAAACATATCAGAGTTGCTATCTACCATACGCTGAAATGAGTTAGCAGATGATGCTGTTCTACGGAACATCTCACCTAAAGGTCCACCAAAGGCATCATATAGTTCATATCTAGTGCCATCACTGGCAATAACTTCAAAAGATCCTGTGCCAATACGCTTCTTAGGCTCAACAGTTCCTACGCGGTTAATCATATCGTTGTAGTGATTGTAAACTGCAAGTTTTTCTTCTCGAAGTAGTCTAAGTGTATTAAGTTCACCCATTGCATCCAAGTCATCTGGCTTAAGTGAGACACGTGCCTCTAACTCAGCCATTCTTGTCTTAAGTTCATTAAGTTCACGAGTAACCACATTGGCTGACTGTTGAACATTCTTGATTGTCATACCATCAAACTTAGGCAAATAGCGATCAATCAAACGAGTAGGCTCTTTTACTGTATTGTAAATAAAGTTTTTAAGTCCTGGACCAAGGTGACGCAGTGTTGTCATAGCACCCACTGCTGACATAATACGAGCCTGTGAATCAATACCGTTACGAATGGTATAACCTAAACGAATAAGAACTGCTGCCTTAAATAGATCTTGAAAAGCATCTGCTGTATTAAATACTGGGTTAGCTATATTTCCCTTCATCTTAAGAAAGATGTTTGCATTTTCACGAAGGAGACGATCTAATACTTCAAAATCCATAATAGGTAGAAAGTTACCTGTTTGAGATTCAAGTTGTGGAACCTTAAGGATTGAACCGTCAAGATCTACCATAAAGCCTCTGTCTTTAATAGAAGCTAAAGCAGATCTGCGACCTTGAGAAAAATTCTTATATATTAAATCTGCTTCTGCTACATCTACACCGTGTTTTTTAGCAAGAGCACGTACTGCTTTGCTTTCAATAGCGATAGCAGCAAGCTGACGATCTTCAGGTGTTAATGCCTTCATATACTTATCTAATAAACCATTAGCTTCATCGTCTGTAAGAGCACCAAGGCGACGTAGATTTACAGGTGTAACTCCAGCGATTGCATCAGATGGACGCAGTCGTTCTAAGGTTGCTACTACTTCACGAAAAGAGTCTGCATCATTGAAGTCAATAATACCGGCTGGACGTTCACCAAGACCCCAAGAGATCTTTTGGTATAAGCGATGAAAAGGTGTTGGTTGAAAAACCTGAATGTCTGCGGTTCCAACCTTTTGATCGTAGAAGCGAATAGAACGTGACTTGGCTACGAAGTCTTCTACACCTTGTGCAAGATATCCTGTTGTACGGCTAAGTGCTCCACCACCTTCGCCTAGAGTCATCATTTTTGCAAACGTTTCATCTGACTTAAGCAAAGCGTTATAGTTTGCTAGAGCATCATCTATTACTGATGGTGAATCATTAAGAAATGGAATCATTCCGGCTTCATCTGGAGCAGCAAATAGTTTCCACTCATCAACTGCAGATATATCGCCACGTGCCACTGTAAGAGCATCGCTCATATCTGCTCTAAGCGCGGCTAAATCATCTAGCGCTTTTGGATCACCCATTGCTGAACGAAGAATAAGTGCTGTTTGGTCAAGTTCTTTTGATTCACCAAGTAAATGAGCAAGAAGTGCTGGCTGATTTGATGATCGAACTAAAGGATGGTTGACAGCATAGACTGAATCGTTAGCCGTAAAGTCATCTAGTACTTTAGTAAAACGATTTTGTACACCATACTGAGCCTTAGTAATATCTTCTGCTGCTTTAGCAACATCATCTGCTGTCTTAAGACTGCCTTTAAGTGCTGTGCTTGCAGCAGCTATCTTTACTCCCTTTGCAGCGCCAAGTGTTACATCTCCAGCAAAGAGTGCTGTAGTGTCAAGAAAACCAGATTGTACTTTACCCCAAGCACTTTGGTTAAATGCTTCATCACGTTCACGTGGATCATAGATATTAAACTTTGGATCAAAAATTAAACGCACATTTTGAGAAACGGCTTGACCAAACGTAATAGGACCAACTGTTTTCTTTTCACCAGTAATTGGATCTATAATTTCTTGTGATTCATTGACTGCTCGGTAGGCTTTCTTCCAGTCATTAGGATCAAAGAAACTTGCTGTGCCACCAACAGTACCTGTCTGAACTAGGTTAAATGTTGCTGCTGGTTCACGGATATACTCTTGGTTAATTTCATTGATCTTTTCAAAAGTTGTTGCCAGACCAGGAACTTTCATAATAGCTCCACCTGCTGAGGCAAGTGGGCGTACTATGTTTTTCTGGCTATCATTCCAAGCAGACTTAAATGGCTGCACAAAACCGTTGTAATCTTTGTCGTCATTCCAAGGAGCAGTGCCAATGTCGTAGGCCATCTTTGCAACACCACCGGCACCATAGGCCAGATCTACTGCAAATTTACCAGCGTTGACTACGCCAGTTCCAACACCTTGAACTACGCTTGTGGCTACATCACCAATTCGATTCCATACACTCACTTCATATTCCATAACTGTTTAATGATTGCACGTGTCTCTGGAGATGTATCTGGCAAGTCTGCAACATATGCTAATACTGGCTTAGCAGCTTGAATTGCTGCACGAAAGTTTGTGTCATCTTCTTTACGCATTTGCATTGCTTCTGATCCTGCTCCAGCACCTCTGTCAATACCAGTGGTAATTGGTTCATCCTGAAATTCTGTTTCAGCGTAGAGTGATGTAAGAGGTGTTGATTTTGGCATTACCTCTGATGCTGGCATTGAGCCAGGAGATTTAGAAAGTGGAGCACCTGACTGTATAGCAGCCGTCTCGACACCTTCTCCGTAGGCAATAGAACCCATTTTTAGATTATCTGTACGCGTGGCATATTTGCCAGGACCTGCTGGGCCAGCCAATGGATTCATCGGTGCTGTTGTCATCGGTCCTCCTCTAAAGTTTCTAAGTCTTGCGCCATCTGTTCCCAAGCCTGATTAGTTTCAGTCTTTTGGTTAGAATAGTAAATACTTAATTCATATAATGATTCAAACAATCCTGACACAACTTGGGCTAAGTTGTATGCAGTCTCTGTAGCTATTACTAAAAAATCGGAAGAGCGTATAGGACGACGTATTCTGTTATTGTCCATCGTCCTACACACCTTCCACTAAATTTATTAACCCTTTTTTGTCTTCTTGCCTGGGCGACCTGCTGGCATCATTGATGCCATTACCTTACCGCCGGCTGGCTTGGAGTGATCCATCTTGCCTTCCTTTGGCTTTGCCATTGGTGCGGCTGCGCGTGATCCTTTATTCATATTTCCACCTCCTCTGCTTATGCTGCGCCGGTGATGCCGGCTAGTAGTTGTGCTATATCTGGACGTTGACCAGCGGCAGGGGCCATACCACCTTGAGGTTGTGTTGGTTGCGCTGAGGCTGGGGCGGGGGCCGCACCTGCCACTGGATTCTGTTGCTCCATACCTGGTGCCATAGGTGGCATCTCTGGGGTTGGTGCTGCTTCTGGTGTAAACGCCTTTTCGATAATGTTTTCTAGGGCTTGTCCCTTTTGGCGACCTTGGATAACAGTTGCGATACGGCTGATAGCCTCTGAAGGGTCTTGGCCTTGCGCCGCGAGAGCCGGTATTGACTGTGCATACTGAGCAACAGCAAGCCGCAAAGAGTCACGCATTTCTTCAATATCAACACGTTGTTCCTCCTGTGTAACGTTAAGATCCATTGGGATCTCACGACGTACATAGTCGCGTGAGACGAGTTTGTCTGAACGCATCTGTAGTAAAGCAATAATGGCACGGTTAGGGTCCATACCAGACATAATTCCGTAACGGACATCTACGCCATACTCACCCTTGATATCACGTGATGGGATGTACTTGAGTACATAAGGTGTTCCATCGTCGGTTCCCTTAATAGTCTTAGGAATACCGCCAAAGATTTTTTCATCTGCTTCAAAGCAAAGTGAGGTAAGCTCTGTAAATAGTCGAGCAAACTGTGCTTGTGCTGCCTTGATCTGTGTATCAAATCCAGCCTGTAGAGCCTGAACTCCACGACCTGTAATAACAGAGGCACTCATTTCACCTGAGCGAGACTCTGGGTAACGAGCACCGAGGCGTAGTTCACGCTCTAGTACGCCAGATTCTGTAAAGACTCCAGGTGGTAGTTCTAGTGGTACGCGACGGATGCCTTGTGGATTAGCAGAACGCATAATCGCATCAGGTCCAAGTGCCAACTCTTGCACATCTTGTGGAATAGCAATAGGTGCCTGAATAGACTTCTCAGCAGCTTGGATCTGCAAGATAGCAAAGCGAGCACGGGCTAGTTGAACTGAGAGTACATCATCAAACTGACCGCGTGCTTCTCCATCAAGGGAGGAACGCATAACGGTACGTGCCATACACTTACCAAGAATGTTTGGTGTTGAGGATAAAACTAAGTTCTTACGCTCAGGAAGGTATAGCAGGTCTTGATCTTTGTCGTGATATCGAACCATTGATACATAAGGAGAAGATAACTGATATTGGTTGCGTCCTAGGATCTGCTCATAGAACTCTGGGTATTGTGATGCAAGCGACTCAGCATCAGTAACAATAACTTGAGTAACAGATAGAGTTCTTCCGTAGCGATCTAACTCTGGGTAAACACCAAATGGATTGAGCATACGAATACGAGGATTGTTATCGTCATAATCCATCTCAACCATACCAATAGACATACCGTAGGTGTTATACCAATCGGCTGCTGTGTACATCTGGAGCTGTAGATCAGAGTTTGAGACATAGAAATTGGCAATACGTGTGCGAGTATCTGCCATCTTACGTGCTGCATCAGAAACCATATTGGTTGCTGAACAGTTAAAGGATGGCAGTGGCGCCATTGCTTCTGCTAGGTCACGTGCTGCTACGTCAATGAAGTTGGCAACGAGAGGCTTTGGATAGTCCTCTGAGAACATTGAAGGAAATACCTTGGAGATATCTCCTTGACGCACCGAAAGCACATCACGCATACGTTGGTCGCGTGCTGCTGACCGTGAGCGTAGGCGCGATAACTTCGCGTCAACTTCTTTGACTGATAACAATGTGGGTTCCTTTAATTAGCTGTATTTGAATATACGCTGGTTTTTTAAGAAATTTCTTTTTTAGGCTTCTTTAGTATTGAAATAACTCCACCAATACGAGTAGTTTTTACTGATGAACTAGGCTTTGAACCTTTGTTTTTCTTTAATGTGCTTGATGCCATTTTCTTGCCAGCAGCAGCAGCCTTCTTTTTAGCAGCAGCGGTCATAGGAGCTGGATTGTAAGCGGTACCAGCAGCACGTGACTGCTTATCCTTCTTAGCGTTGACGTAGTCAGACTTAGCCTTAGCTAGGTCCTTCTTTAAGTTCTTTTTGTCTTTTGGTGTCTCAGCAGTATCAATAAGAAAGCTACGACGGTTTTCATACTGTTCGTAAATGTTAGGCTTGTAAGGCTTGCTTGCGCTTTTCTTTGGCTTTGGCGCCATTTTTATTCTCCTTGGTTGGTAAAATTACTTCTTTGCCTTTTTAATATCTTTGAGTTTATTTAGCGAATCGCCTTTTTCTGAAATACGATACATTTTTTTTGTACGAGGTTCCTTAGTAAGAGCCTTAGCTCCTGCTTTAGCACCCTTAAGAAGCATCTCTGATGGAAGCGTTGCTGCCTTTGTAGCAAAACCAACAGCCTTTTTTGTAGCACTTGTAATCTTTTTAACATCTTTCTTAATACCAATACCAGCTTGCTTCTTTGCTCCCTTAAGAGCAGCAGCTTTCTTTTGTTTGTCAGTCATTGGTGTTGGTGCATAACTTGTTGCTTTAAGACGCTTTGCTGTTACCTTATCAGCCTGCTTCTTTGCAGCTGCACGAGATGTCTGACCTTGCTCGTAAAGTCCCATAGGTTTAGGTGAATATGATGTTGATGCTTTCTTTGGCTTTGGCGCCATCTCTATCTCCTTAGATTACTCTCATTTTGTTTTGTTCTGCGAACGCTTCTTCCAAGTTGATAACTGTTCGCTTGCCTAGCTCTTGGCGAGATAGGAATGGATTTTTCATATGGTGAGTGGCATACTTTCCGTAGTTGAGCATCTCACGTGCTCGGATCTCACAGAACCACAAAGCCATTACCATATCGGTCTTACCCTTAGTCGTTGGAGTCCAGGTAATTAACTGCTCAATCAAAGCCTTGACATTTTCGGTCTGATCTGATGGCAGATGTATTAAGTTATCTCGATGGTGCTTACCATCAAACTGCTTAGTACCAAAGAG